TACACCAGATTGGTCGTGTGTGTGCGGAGCCGGAGGGGAGCCCGTTGATCCAAAACTCTATCAGGGCGTCCGAGAGACCAGGCTTCGTCAGTTCGCGCGTGAAGACCATCATCTGCTCAGGGGTCTTGAGCGCCGCGAACATTTCCGCGAGGCGTTCCACGGATTGCCCACTCCGCATCTTTCCCAGCACGCCCTGGAACTGGCGCACGTACGCGTGGACACTATTCGTCACGTCCTGTATGTAGGACAGCGAGCGGCCCGTTTCGGACAGTATGCCACCCGCGCGAGGCTCCAGCTTCGCGAAGGTCGCGACCTGTTGCAGGAACGCCTGCTTTTTAACGGAGTCGCCGGATTGGGCGCCGTGTGCGAGGACTTGCAGCCTCTCCGCCTCGTCCATGAGCACGCCGGACATGGCACTGATCTCCGCATCATTCAGCGTGGCCCCGGGGTAGAGCCCTTCAATACGTTCGCGGGTAATCGCGCCAGAGCGCAGCAACTCGGCGCCCTCCGCACGAGCCATTTCGTGTGTCTGCACCCCGCGCGTGTACGCCTCCACGGCGTCGTGGTAGCGCGCCGCGATTTCGTGAAGGGGCTGGGCGGCCTCGGCTTTAGTAAGGGCAGCCCCGCCCATCCGCGTATAGGCGGACGAGATCGCCTTGCGCGCGTTTTCCGCCAGCGCATGAACGAGGGCGGGGGATACCGCGCTGGCGCCGACCATTCCGGCAAGCGCGTTCCGCAGCTTTGTCTCCGTGTCGTCTCCGAAAGTGGCACCTACGCCGGCGCCAATGACCGCCCGTGCCAGGAGGAATAGCACGCCAGTATTCAGCCGGCCCGCCTCATTTAAGGGAAGCCCCAACTGAATCTCCTGCGGCCCCTTTGCCATAATCCGGCGCACGCTGTTGCGGAACGGCTCAAGGATTTCACCCTTCGCCAACCCGGCTTCTGTCTTAGTGGCCGCCCACAGCGCGGCTTGGTAGTCACGCGGGGCCACGTGGAGACGGGTCGCCTCCTGTGTGATGATCTCGGACATGAGGTCGTAGTTTTGCTTGGACGCGACCTCCTCAAACCCGAAAATGCGAGCCATCCACCTATCATTCGTAACTGCGTTAGGGTCCCCCGCGAGCGCGCGGTCAAACGCGTTGACCTTCCACCCCTCAAGCGGCAGGCCGTTCGCGGCACGTTGCAGGTTCAACGTGTGCGCCGGCATGATCCCCTTAATCGTCTTCCCGGTCTTCCAGTCGAGATACGCGTCCATCGCGAGCGTCAGGTTGTTGAAGGACTCGCCTTTATTAAATGGGGTTAGCGGCGAGGAGGCCGCGATGAACTTCGTTACGATCCGCCAGTCGTCCCCAAACAGAGCGCGTAACTCCTCAGTCGCCCCGTGGTACCAATCGAAGTAGTCGGCGCCTTCCCCAAGCAACTCGGTTAGCTTGCGGACGGAGGGTAACTGCTTGCCGGCCGCGGCACGGGTAAAGCGGCGGAACTCACTCTCCGCCTCGCGGTGCAGCGCCTTCCACTCCTTTTCAGGGATTGCGTCATACTCCTTTTTATCCAGCACCTTTGCCATACCGGCCTTGAAGTCCTCGGTCGTACGCATGCGCCCGCGCGCGATGACTGCCGCGCCCTTCGTGGCGTTCGAGGGGGCCGCACCAGCCTCGGGGTAGGTAAACCCTGGGCGGAATACCTTCTGAACCTGGAACTCTCCGCCATGTGCGAGGGCAGCCGCGGCCTGTCCACGCACCTCTACATCGAGGGCCTTCCGCGCGTCGGGCGCTACCAGAGGCGCGTGCGAACGATACGCAAGATTCTCCCCTTGTATGGTAAAATCGGCCCCGTTCAGGTAGTGGCCGTAGTAGTCGTGGACGGCGCGGAACTTGAAGTTCTGCTCCGGGCTAAACAGTGGATGCTCATTGTTCAGCGCGCTTACCTTCATCTGCCCATTCACGCGGATGTCGTCGAACATTTGCGCGGCTGTCTGGTAGGGGGCATCCGCATCAACCGGGACGAACTTGACCTTGCCCGCCACTTCATCGTAAAGCCGTTCCGTCTCCGCCGCGAGCGCGCGCCACAGAGGGGCCGCTTCGGGATCGAACACCGGCGCCTTGTCGTAGGCCGTCGCGAGATTACGCACGTCCTCTGTGAGGACGGACTTGGACCCCGCCTCTGCCAGCGGGGTGTCAATGGCTGTTCCTGGAGGGGCCAGCGCGGATTCTCGCGCGGCCGCCACGTTGCTGAACGACTCGCGAATCTCCACCGCCCCAAGCTGGTGCCCGTGGCTATTCTGTGTGGCATTGAAGACAGGCAAGCGAGGCGCCGTACGCGACCCTTGCAGGCCCGCGGCAACCCCCAACTGGTAGGAAAGTGGTTCCACCTGCGCGGGCGCGAGGGGGTGTTGGGCAAGCTTTACCATCGCAACGCGATCCTCGATGCTGTACTGGCGCGTGGGGGGCATCCCGTTGATAGCAATCTCCGTGCCAGAGGAGAGGTCCGTGATGGCCTTCTGCCCAAACATGGACGCGAGCCTGACGGCCTGCTGGCGATCCGCAATAGCAACAGTCACGTCGATCTCGGTTTTACCCGTGCTCTTATTAAACCACGTCCCGATGTTGAACATTTCATCGTCGTAGTTAATGTGCGCCGCGGACTTCTGCACGAAGTTCATCACGTCGTTGACCGTCGCGTGGCCGGGAACCTCGACGGTAAACTCGGGGAACAAGGAGACGGCATGTGCCGGCTTCCCGAACTGGTTGCCGGTACGCAGGTTGAAGGTCGAGCCGCCGTTCTCGTAGAGCGAATGGATGGAGTTGGTCGCAACGTCCTCGAACTTTTTCTCCAGCGACTTCTGCATTTCCGGGGATAAGATGACCCTCGCTGGAACGGACCGCAAGCCAAGGGCCTTCGCCCCGGCGAGGCGGTGCTCCCCATCCAACATTTGATACCCGCCACCTTCCAGCATTTCGACTGTGACCGGCGGGACTGTGGACGGGTCTTCTGCAAGCTGGGTCAGCCGCTCGACGGCGCGCGCCTCCGTACGCGGGCCTTGCACCGCGATCTCGTCAATGGGAATCTGCTGCGTCGGCTGGACCGCCCACCCTTTAATGTTCCCGGGAAACACGTCAACCGTGCCAGGGAGCGGCGTCTCCCACTTGAGCGGGGGGTGTTTGACTGCCTTTGCCGCAGCGGAGAGCGCGTCCACTGCCACTTTCCCGCCTTTCGGGCCGGGGAAGGGGAGGAGGTTCAACGGGTCCGAGCCAATCGTCGCGGCAACGGCTGGAAGGGTAGCAACGGCGGCCACAACTGCCTCGGGAATACCAAGCGTACGAGCCTCTGCCGCGAACTTATCAAACCAACCCGGGGCAAGCGCATCGAGGACCTGTGGCGGATTGTATTTCCCTGAGGCGTCCGGCTTGATATTCGCCCCGGCAGTAGCGTTCGCCTTGCCGATTACATCACGAAGAAACGCTTGCTGCGGCTCGGAAAGAGTCTCGCCAAACGAGGCAAACAATTCCTCTGGCGTAGGCGGAACAGGTTGATCCTCCGCGCCCTGCCGGCGACCAATCGTCTTCTTCCCCTGCGGCGTGACAAACTGTGGGCGAGCGCCTGCTGCGGCGCCGGCGCCGACGAACCCGCCATCATTCGGCAGTTCTTCAAGCCCTGACGCAGCGGGGTCTACCTGGAAAGTCTTTGCCTTCTTCACCGGCTTGACCGGTTCTGGCTTCGACTCCACAGGCAACGGCGCGAGAGAGAAGAACAAGTCACGCTCCGCCTCCTGTGCCCGCCGGTGGCGGTGCGCGGCGTCCAGGTTCTCGCTAGGCGCGCCTCCAAGCGCAGAGCGCAGCATAGCCGCAACCGCTGCGTGGTCCGTAGTCTTGTACGACGCGCGCTCGAAGCTGAACTCCGGGGTCAAGACCTCGCCAGTCCTCCCGGATACATTAACCGCCCCTTCGTCGGTTGGAAGCGTAACCGAGTTTTCGTGGCTCACCGTTCCTCCACAGTCTTACCGGCCTTCCCCTGTACCGGCTCCGGCTTGTTCTCCGCCGCACGAAGCTGGCGGCCGAGTTCGTCAAAGTTGTCGAATGCGTCGACGACGATTTTCATGTAGTCTTCGCTAATCTGCCCCTTCTGAAACGCGTCCACGACGGACTGGCGCGTTTTGTAGGTCTGCTGGTACGTGTGCAACTCCTGTAGCAACTGGCGTTGGCGCTGCTTGAGGATCGGCTTGTCGGCTTGCCGCAGCGCGTCCGAGAGGAACAGCTTCGGGTCCAACAAGTTGCCTTCCTTGTCCACCTTGTCCCGGTTCGCTCGGACCATTTCGTTGAAGTACAGCGTTGCGATGCTCTCCGCCGTGGAAAAGGACTGATCCAACTTTAACAGTGACGGCTGCTGATAGTGACGGCGGATGTCGCCAAGGGCCTCGGCCGCGCGCTTGTCGTAAAGCGTCTCGGCCTTGTTCGCCATTTCTCCCAGCCTCGCGTGGCGCTCGTTCATCAGCACACCGCCCTGATGGCCGGTGATCTGTTGATGCTTGACCAGCGCCATAATCTCGGCGTCGGTCACGGCAGAAACAACCGCGTAGAGAGGAGAATTGATACGCGCGGACAATGAAGCGTACGCATCGTCGTTTATGCGCTGCTTCTCGTCCGTCATCTTTTCCTTCTCGACCGCGCGAGCAAGGGTAGTCACAACAGAGAAGTCCTCAGCAGAGTATTTGTGCGCGTTCTTGATGATGTCGTTGAGTACCACAGTACCCCGAACCACACCAGCAACCGTCTCAATGCGTGCGCGGTCCTGATCCGCCTTCACCACCGCCTTGTCAGCCTTGTCCTGTTTCTCGCGTACGTGGTCACGCGTGATGAAAGCCTCGCGCATTACGGTGTCCAGCTTCAAGTTGTCGGCCTCAGCCAGCCCAAATGGGTTTTCCCCGTTCTTGCGCGCGGCATAGTACGTGTCCGGGTCCCGTATCACCCGCCGGGACGCCACACCAAAGTCAAGTTCGTGCAGGACCTCCTTCTCATACGCGATGGCCTGCTCGGCGGTGTAGAACACCCCGATGCCAGCCCCGATCTGATCGTGGATGCGCGTGCGAAGCGTGTTCTCCTGGTACGGAGCAGCGAGCGTCGCGTCGCCAGACGCGATATTCGCGGCCTCCTGCACCATCCCGCGTATGTTCTGCGCGATGCGGAACTGCTGCACCTCCTGCCACTGCTTGTCCGCGGCACCATTGAACGCTGCGCTGGCCGAGCGCATCGCGGTGCCGAGGTGTAGCGAGACGTACTTCTGCGCGTATAGATTGTCCTTCAACCGCGGGTCCTGTTGAACACGCGCAAGGACCTCCGCAGACTGCCGCGCGAACTCCTTTTTGGCGCCGGCTGCATCAAAGTCGCCGGCATTGCCAGGAGAACCATCCTCCCTCGGCTTCGGCCTCCGCAGCAACGACCCGATAACCTCGATCTCAGACAGGGCCGACTGGACAAGCGGCTCACCGATGGTCGCAGCCTCCGCCGTCTTCTCGAACCGGCTGATGTATGACTGAACCTCTATCAACGAGTTGCCGGCCGCGGCCACACGGGCACCGCCTTGGGCGAGCGCCGCGTCGGCCTCCGCCATCGCGGCGGGGTTGTAGCGGGGCAGATTTACAGGATTACGAGAAACTGTGCCGGTCTTGAGTTCAGGCATACGTCCTCACGGCGTCGCGGGAGTAGAAGAAGGAGTAACAACCGCCGAACCCGGCCCAAGGGAAAGCTGGCTAGCAATACGACCGCGCGTGTACGCGGTGTAGGCAGTCGCGCCGCCGGTGAGGAGGGTGGATACCGCCCCGATCTGCCCCGCCTTCTCCGCCACGATCCCTTGTCTAAGCCCGATAAGGCCGGCGATCTCCTTGGAGCGAGCCTCGTTTTCCTTATTAAAGTTGTTATTCGCCACGTCCGTTTCAACCTGTCGCATCAGATCGTTTGCCACGTCGATGAAGGACGCGTCATTTGCCGCGAACCCGGACGCGCCCTGGCGAGCGCGAAACGCACCCAGCGTCCGCCGTCCCTGGTCGCGGATAATACGCTCGTCCTCAACCGCGGAGTCGCGAGTCGTCTTCGCTTCCACCCTCGCAAGGCCGAGGTTTTCGCGAGCAGCCTTTTTCTGCGTTTTACCCGCCTCGTACTGCCCGTACGCGGCAAGTCCAGAACCGATCAGGGAGGCGCCAATCGCGGCTTCCATGTTACCCCTTCTTTAGAATCCGATACACAACGAGGTCTTCACGCTGCGGGCCGGCGGCCTCGATGATCGTCTCCGCCTCGAAGCCAAGACGGCGCACCCAGGCGCGGCCGACCTCGTAGTTACGCAGCACGTAGGCTTGCAGGCGGTGTAAGGTAGGATCGGCCAGGAGGTCCGCAACCGTCGCTTTCGCAGCGCGGTGAAACGTCAGACGGCAGTGGTGGACACGCTCGGGATGCACCACGGCCCACACTTCCACCAGTCCAGGCCACGGCTGGGAGGCGCCATAACACGCGGCAACCTCTCCGTCAACGAGAAACGTGGTTGCGTACCGATCCTGGAAGGAAGAGGACATTTCCCGCAGGCACGCGCCGGACAGCCAGCCGGGGGCGTTGCCAAGTAGAAGGGCTATGTCCTCCACCCGGGAGGGCCGTACCTCAATCGCCAAAGGAAAGTTCCCCGTAGTACGCGTTCAAAGTCGCCGGGAGTGGTTGCTTCTGCTCAAATTCCAACTGGCCGGACGGAGAAACCCCGAGGTTCGCGACGACCTTGCGGCCGGTAAATGTAGCCAATGCCACATCCATCGGGTCCGACGGCAGGCGGTACTGCAACTCCTTGCCGTTGACATCCAAGCCCATCGTATCCTCTATGTCCACCTCGACAGTGGCCCAATGCTTCTGGCGACCTCGAATGGTCCCGCGCTCGTCGCGGTAGTATGGCTCCAGGGTCTTAATGTACGTGCGCGGGCGGGAAAGGCCAACGTAGATGATCGCAGCCTTCGGGCCGTTCGTCAAGGAAACGGACCCACTGCTTACAACACCGTCGTCATAGACGGCACCATCCCCCACGATTTTAACTGTCTTTCCCTCCAAATGGGACAGCCCGGATACGGTGCCTAGCGCCCGCGCCCAACTGCCCGCCGCGACAGGGCTAGTATTGGGAAAGTCGGTGGTGATGTTTGCCGTCACCTGTGTCGGGCTAACGTAGGTCGCGATGGCCGCGCGGCTATAATACTTTACCCCGCCGACCGTATACCCAAGCAGAAGAAGGTCTTTTCCTACATCGCCAGCCGCGAATACGCTGGCCGACGCCGTGAACGTCACGCCGTTGCCGGTGGTCGCACCGGGTGTCAGGGTTGCCGTCGAGACAGTCCCATCATACTTGAGGCCGGCGTCCACGTTGTAGTCCGCGTCGGAATACTCGATGTATCGCTTCGTCGCGCCACCGATTGTGCGCTGCACCACAAACCACGCTTGGTCTTCGAGATCGTCAGAGGTGGGGATCACGGCGACGTGCCGATACAACCCGTCCGTGTCGTGAAGCGCCCACGCGAGAACCTTTTCGACTGGCAGGAACGTCATCGAGGCAAGGTACCCGTCGTCGCGGATAATCCAAAGCGTGTAGTCAGGCTCTTGCTGATACGCCATCCACTTGAAGGACCGCGGACGGCGCGCCAGATGTTCGGCAAAGATGGTCAAGTCGGGCGATTTGTACTGGTCAGATGCCGCGTCGAACTCCATGTTGCGGACCTTACGCCCGCCGCGGGAAAAGTACACGACCGACGACCCGTTCTTGACAGGGCTGGCCGCCTTCGAACCGAACGCGCTCGATGTGTGCGCGAACCTATTCGAGGGTGTAAGCGCCACGTTGTCGTTGGCCGCGCCAACGTGGTATTCCTCCCCACGGGTACCAATGAGCAGGTTGCGCCCGCCAAGCATCCAGAGGATCGCATTGACCTTCTGTGAGCCGAGGCGAAAGGAGATTGCATCGCTGTCTGCGACCGTTCCGGCAATTGACGACGGAGAAAAGTCCTCATACGAGCCCGTCGTAGACATCCACCCACTATCCGGGTCCGCCGAGGTTCCGCCAAACGTGAGCCGCTGCTCCATAATCGTCAGCGCGCGAGGGTAGCCAGTGGTCGAGGAGAAGGCTCCGAGGCGCCACTTGGAACTTGCCGTCGTGTTGTCGAACGCGTTAATCACCGTCGCAGTGACGACGGTGGGCGAGGTGTAACCCGTTATCTTTGCGTAGCCCCAATTCGTCTGCTGTATGCGGACCAGCCGGCCGTTTGTGGCATCGCTGGCGGAGAACGGGGAATGCCCCGAGGCGGTAAGTGTAACCGAGCCGCTGGTCGCGGACGGGGCAATGGTTTTCGTTGTATCCTTGTTCTGATCCTGGTACGGGCCGTCCACGAAGTCGATGATCGTAAGCGTCCAGGAGGTGTCTGAGTTGCGGATCAACTTGCGGGGTTGATAGGACGGATGCACGAGGTACAGAATGTTCGAGGACTGTACCCACCGCACGTCGGGCAGATCGGCCTCCGCGTACGGCGTGGCGATCTCCACCGGCGTTCCCGGCGAGGACTCGATCCTGCCCCCATCGCGGTAGAACCGGAAGTACAGGTCGCCGGCCTCGATGATGTAGGACTCTATCGTGCTGTACTCAAAGGGGATAAGGATCGTCTCCTTCGAGGAGGACTTCACCTCCGAAACAAAGACCGTGCCAGAGCGTGTGTGTGCGCCACCATGCGGGAGTGGAATCCAGTTCCGCATCTTCTCAACGCCATTCTGGTACCGCTCAAAGTCGTCACGCGCCCGCAGGCGCGGGGACAACTCGCCGCTATTCAGACTGTTCTGAATTGGCCGCTGCGAGGGGGGCATTACTCAAAACCCCAATACACCTTCTGGCCGCCATTGATAAGCATCCCGGTCCGCTCCCGCACCTCGGCGAGGGGGTTGCTCGACTCCATGTACGGGGTTGCCTCGTACGCATTGTTCGTACGAGCCTCCATCATTTCCTGTTTGAACCACTCCTTGCACGCGTCTGCGCGGCTCTCCTTCCCCGTCAAGGCAAAGCAGAGGCGCCACGCGAGTAGGGCCTCGAACGCCTTCCGATAGTATTCACTCCACGAGGCAACGTCCGTGACGCGGGACACGTAGCGGAGGGATACTGGGGGCGGGGCGTTCGTGACGATACTGCGGCCCTCTACAACCCACTCGTACCCGACGGGATCAATGGATAACGGGCGAACACACGCCGCAGGAAGGGTGTAGGAGTGGGCAAACTCGAAGTTCGGTGGCATCGCGTCTTCCCCGATACCCTGGCGGAGAATCGCGAACCGCCACGCGTGTTTGGCTAGGAGCGAGTCGCGCTCGCTGGCAAACAGGGTATTACACGCAACGGCCTCGTCGCTGGCGTCCAAAAGCGAGCTAATCTTCTGCGAGCCGACAAACACAAGCGCGACGTTGCAGCTTTCAACCTCAGAAGCCATGCGCCACCCCATACACCAAGGCCACGGTACATACCACGGCCACAAGAACCTCGCCCAAGTCGATCAGCACGAACGGCTCCTCTTCAAGCACCGTGGCGAGCACGCCGACCCATGCCCAGCCTGCTGCGGCGACGAGGGCAGTCACCGTCAGTCCGCTCATAGCCTACTCCTCCAATGCGAGCGTTGTCAGGGCATTCACCGCCGCGGGGGCAGTCAGGAACACAGCGAGACGGCCACCACCGGCAATCTCGATCTCCAGATCGCGCTGCCACGGGTAGAACACGCCGGCCTGCGGGTGGACGAAGAAGGTGCGGAGGACATCGCTGGCGGTTGGTAGGTTGCCGGCCGTGACCGGGCCGACGGCGCCGGTGGTTTGGATGGCAGTCGCCTTCGGCTTCGTCTGGAGCGGATTGCGCGCGCTCATGCCGGTGCCGGCGCTCGTAACGCGCAGGACCTCAACAAGAACGGGCTTGTCGGTCACGACAATGCCATCGAACTCGATGTCGATGCCATTGACCGCGACGATCTGATTTGCCGGAGCGTCGATCCGCGCTACGCAGGTGCGGGTCGCGGCGCCCAGTGCAATCGCAGCGGTGGGGGTGTGGGTTGCGTAGTTTCGGGCCACTTAGCGCCTCCTTCGGCGGAAGATCGGGATGTAGACAGAAACCTCGGGAAGCGAGGCATCAGAAAACCGCGGGTACGATACCAGGACACGGCCAACGAGGTCGTGCTCGGCGGCCCCTGCGTCAATAAGCACGAGCAGGCGCCGGCGCGGTGCAGGAGAAACGCGCGGGGCTTGCGGGGCGCGGGTTATACGATAAAGTATATCGTCCTGGGGCTCGCTGATATACTTAATTGTATAAGGCGACAGGAACCAGCCGGCCCGGGTAGGCGCTGGGGGCGAACCGCCAAGTAGTGAAAGGAGGAGACTCACACAAGACTTACCGGGTTAAGCATACGGACGCGGTCAAACAGCGGGTTGAATTGGACCCCCCACGTGTATTGAATGTACTGCTCCACAAAGGCGTGACACGTCGCGTTGACGGTCGTCGCTAGCGTGTTCTCGTTGAAGAACACATCAGGCGTAACATTGAACCCGTTGTTAGGCCCCTGCCAGATTTGCAGGAATGGCCGCCACGTTCCATCGGACTGTGTGTCGAAGCCAGTGACCGCAAACAGTGCTTTTACCATTGTACGCTCCCTTCGATCAAGCCCATTCCGCAAACACGGCTGGGTCGATCTCTGCCCACTCGACTGTGACCGTTAGCTTCCATGTTCCCGTAGCGGGTACCTCAACGCTACGTAGCACGAAGCCTTCGTTTTGGCTCAAGATAAATGGATACTCGTCCGTCGTGTCACGTGCGTAAATAATAGTCCCCGGCGGAATGAATGAATTTACCGCTGTTCCTGGTTGCCCCGTGATATGAGAAACCGCGAAGCCGTCCAGAACCTTCGTCCCGGCGCCAAGCGCGCCGGTTGTCGCGATTCGCAGATCACCAGCGGCCATCGCGGACTGCGCGAAACTGGACTTCTTCTTTCCATCTTCCGTCCCAAACGTGATGCCCGTCCCCCCGGTTCCTTGTCCTGACCAGGAGATTGCCTTTCGCATTTCAATGCCAACCGGCACGCCTGCGGCAAAGGCTGTCGTTGTAACGGAGGCGGAAATACGCATGGAGCGGATCAGTGCTTTCAGGGTTGCGTGGGACCAACGAAACTGGAATATCTCGCTGTTGACCCCAAGAGCGGCCGGCAGGACACCGGTAATACCCCCATAGGAATACGCCCCTCTGGCACCGACAGGTTGGGGCTTCCCAACCACGCTCGCGCCGAAGAACAGCGTATCAATGTTAAGTTTCGACGCCCCGTCTTTGCCGATTAGCTGGTGTATCCAACTCATGCCGTCCCCTCAGTTCCAGACCCAGCGCACGTTGAACTGCCCGGTTGCCAGCGCGGCGATGGGCATCCCGCGAATCGTAAACCCTGTGCCGGCGATCACGCTCTCGCACACCAGCGGGCACAACGCCGCAGCTTCCTCATGTTCCGTCGTGCCATTGTCGGCCGTCGACTCCTTCATAAAGAACGCCTCGGCGTGCGAACCAGACACAATCCCGCCCTGCCCCGTCACTGCGACGGTAGCCTCGTCCACGGGGGTCGACCCAAAATTAAGGACGGCCGTACCCTGCGCGCCCATGCTACACCGCTTTCAGTTCCGCGATCTTTGTCTCCGCCGCCTTAACGCGGGCCTGCGCGGCCGCCTCTTCCTTCTGCAACTCGGCCATCGCTTCACCGTGCGCCTTCATCGCGGCCTCATACTCCGCCTGCATCTTGGAGCGCCCCTCGTCGATCTGTTTATTCGCCTCGGCTAGGGCCGTCTTCGCCTTCTCCTGCGCCGCATACGCGTCCTTCTCCGCCTTTTCATGCGCGGCCTTCGCGTATTTCAGCTTTTCCCCAACATCGTGCAGGTCCTTGTGCAACTGCGCGAGTTCCTGCTCCCCGGCGCGCCGCTTCTTCTCCAGGCCGTTCTCCAAATCACGAACCGCCCCCTCAGCGGCATCGGCCGCCTCCAGCACCCCGTCGAGGTGCGACAGGGCACGGAACATTTTCAGCGCCGGCTGTAGCTCGGCGCGCGCATTCTTTACCGCGTACCCCATGTTACCTCCCCGTCTTCAAGAAGAGCATGTCCACCGTCAACGTCGTGGTGCCATCGCCGGCCGTGACGTTCGGCCGAACCTGATGGGTATTCTCCAGCACTGCCTCGACCGGGTTGGCCGCGGTCAGGCCAATCGCAGCCGTGGAGGGAGGGTCTTGTAGGTTCACCGGGTTCGCCGGGGCCGCAACAATTTCGTTGGACCCCTGGACACGAACGGTTCCACCCACGCCGAACGTACCGTAGGCAATCGCGCTCTTGTCCCCATGCCACGGCAGCTTGACCCAAGCCCCGGTATCCCCGTTGAGCAAGCCCGTCCATCGAATGATGACACGGGTGCCGTCGTTCAAAAGCGTTACTGCTGCGCGTTCAGCCACGAAGAGCCTCCTTCAAAGTTGGTTGCGGGGGTTGGAATTGAACCAACTACCACCGGCTTATGGGGCCGGTAAGCTACCGATGCTCTACCCCGCAATACGAGAAGAATGGAGGCGCCGCCATGAGCGACGCCCCCACTCGTCTTTTAATACTCGCCGACGATCACGTACGACAGAGTTTCCGTCCCGGTGGAGGCCACCAGTGTAGGATCAGTCCCACCCGTGTTCCTCCACGCGTACACGTTCACCGTGCCGCCAGAGATGTCATAGGTCAGAACGGACGTGTTGTCGCCAGGAGCGACCGCGCCCTTCAACGCCAACGACACCGCCTTGACAGATCGAAAGCGGGTGACAATCGGCGTCGGGTTGGACCCGTCCAGCGCGATTTCACCGTACTGCAACGACCGTCCGTCGAACAAGCGGCCGATCAGGCCGCTAATGGAAGCACGCATCAGCGCACCTCCTTAGTCCTTAAGGTACTCAACGTACCCGTAGAACTTCTTCGACGCGGCCCACTGCTCGCCCGTGACCCTCGCGCGGATGACCTGATCTTGCGTCAGGACATCGCCGTGGTTCAGGGCAATCGTATGCCCCGTGATGTCCTGCCCCGCGGCATCAACGTCAATGGCCATACCGTAGCGGGTATCCGCGCCGGAGTAGCCAATGTCGAAGCCCGCTGTTCCACCCCCGGTGGACATCGCCTCTGCCGCTGTAACGATCTGCATGATGACGGCGCCGACAGGCACCGTAACCAATTCGATGTAGTCACCGACGGTCGGCATTCCCGAGGACGGGGTTGTGTACGTCCAGTAAGCCCGGCGCACACGGCCGATCTGATTATAGGGTTTGTTCGGGACCGCCGGAACCGCAACGTCGTTGGCCCGAGAGTCAGAATAGAATGTTGCCATCGTTATCCCCTCCCTTAGACCGTCTCGTCACACTTTATTTCCAGCACCTTGTTCTCCTGCATGCGGGTCGCGCCGGCCTGCATCGCCGCGTACGCGTACCACGCTCCGCGCTTGTCCCACCGGCGTACAATGTACGTCTCGATGTCGCGCGCGAGCGCCAGAAGAATCCCCGACTTCGCCCACACCGGGACCCGGCGATAGATGGAACCGTCGACACTGAGTTTCTCCGAGCGGATAAACTCAAAGCCGAGGAACTGGCTGATCTTGCCGTTCACCAACGCTTGCGCGTCGTTGAAGTCCCGGCTCGTAACCTCGATGCTGTTCAGCATCGACGCCCGCTGGTGAGCCGCTGTCGCGATATACCACGGCTCGTCGCCACGGTCGTTCTCGTACGATTCCAGAAGTTCACCCGCACGGATCAACTTCTTCACCGTCAAGTCCGAATTGGCGCCGTCGTAGTTCACCGCGATCTGATTCCCGGTAGGGAACGACACCTGGGTTGTTCCAGCCTTACCGGTATACGCCGTCCCGAAGAACGAGTCGATCACGACCGCGTCAACCTTGCGGTTGAGCGCCGACACGAACGACGTGACATACGAGGACGACGGGTCGATCAACAGCTTGACCTCATCGAACTTGTCGATGAAATCGCCGATGTCGAAGTTACGCAGGGTGACACGCCTGCGCGCGTGGGGCACATCCATCTGAGGCGAGTCCGCAAAGCGGGTGTTCGTCTCCTGTGCCTCGATTACGCCAACCTGTTCCCAAAACTGCTCTTCGCCGTTCTGGGCCTCTTGGCGCGTCTTCCCGCGGAAGCGGGATTCCTTCTGTTGAAGCAGCATCTCGATGTTCGAGTGATACTGCTTTACGAAGGCGGTATCGATCTGAAAGGACATTTCCGTTCACCTTTTTCGTGTGTTCACGAAACATGAACGGCGGGTTCTCCTGAATAGGACCCGACCTCACGCACGCGGTGCGCTCTCCGCCGTGTCTTTCCACGGAGCCAGCAGGGCCTCTCGGTTCCCCGGCACCCACCACTTGCCGCGTGGTGGAGCGGTTAAGCCCCCACAGTTTGCCGGTTGGCCGGGTTGTGGATGGCTTGGTTCAGTTCGTACACCCGCTTCACGTACTTGTCGTGCTCCGGGTGCTCCTTCTTGTAGTATGGGTGGTCCTTCCCACCCTTGACAATCGTTTCCAACTCCCGTGTGTAATCTGCCACTTGCTGCTCGCTGATCGGCATGACGAGCGAGTCCTCGCCAAGTTGCTCGGCGATCCCCGCCAGCCACCGCGTTACCCGAAAGTCGTTCGCGACGTCGCTTTTCTTAAGCAGGTCCGACACCTCCGGTCCGGCCGTGGTGTCGAGCAACCGCTTGACGTTCGCGAGGTGCCGGGGGGCCGCAGCGCCCCACTCATCCTGTGCCATCTTTACCGCGTCTTCATACTGCTTCTGCGAATCTATCGCATGCTTCGACGCGTTGACCACGTAGGAGTCGAACAATTCCTGCACGCCCTGGTCCGGCACGCCGTACTTGTACGCCCACCCATGCACGACCTTTACGAAGTCCGTGTCCACGGTGGCGTCTTTCCCGGCGTTTATCGTGGCCTTATACTCCTCCGCCTTGCTGGGACGCCCGAGGTGCCCATGCAGCGTCTCCCGAAACTTAACCTTTTCGTCGTCCTTCGCGTCTTTACCGGGGACGCGGATGGAACTACCCACAAGCTTCTGCGCGCTTACGAGCGATTTGGCAAGCTCGACGATGGGCTTGCCTTTGAAATTCTTGAGTGACCCCTCGGCTTGGAGGTCGCCGGGAAGCGACTCGAACCAATCCGGGGTAGGTGACGGTGATGGGGTTACAGGCCCATCTTGAGAAACCGAGTTGTCCGGCGCTGGCGCAGGATTCGGATTTGCCTCAGCCATCAGTCTTCATACCCTCCACGCCAGCCTCCGAGAACAAGGGATCGTGCGCGATGCGGATCATCCGCTCGATCTGAACCACGACGCGACGCATACCTTCGTTCGCGCTGGACTCGTCCGGCTGGCCGGGTACGAGGGTGGTTCGGTACCAGTAACAGAACCGTTTCAGGTCTTCCAACACACGCTCGCCAGAAGGCGTCTCGAACACTGACGCGTAGTCGATGATGCGCTGTACGTCCTCCGGGCGGAGCCGGCTGTAGTCTTCCGGCACGTCCTACCTCCGCGGCGGGCCAACGACCGGGTTCGTCGGCCCAGAGGGCGCCATCGCCTCCTTTGCCGCCACGGCCGCCGACGCGACGTCCTTGAGCGTCTTGGCTTGGTCCACTCCCTGCTCTGTCTCGTTCTTTTCCCGCATGCCCTCCGCGCGCGCATTCCGCAGGCGCAACACCTCGCGAGCGTCCATCAGCAGCTTTGCCGGCATCCCAGAGGTATCGCCCACGTGGCGAGCAATCTCGTCGAGGTCGTAGTTATCCAGCACCTCGGGGCGGAGCGGGATAATGGGCGCCATGACTTGCAGGGTGCGCTCCACCGCGACAAGGTCGCCGGTCCGCTGCTTGCGCGTCAGGGGTGATTCATACTCCACGTTGATATTCCCACGCCCCTCGGCCACGGCGGCTTCGAGCACGGGTGGCAGGGGAGGAAGCGCCCCTGCCCGGAACATAATGCTGAACGACCGATCCACCACGCGCCGCAGTAGCTCCGGCTTGAGCCGGCCCACTGTGGGGCCGAGGTGGCGCTGCATCGTCTCGATCTGCTCCTGCACCTCGTATGCGGTCATGTACAACTTGCCGGGTATCTTAAGCCGGTCCGCGTAGAAAAACTTCCCGATCTTATCCTGGAGAACCTGTTCCCCGGCCATCGCGGGCTCGAACTTCGCGGCCGTCTCGATTGGGCCAATCGCGTCCTTGCTGCGAACCACCGTACGCGAGCCGGCCTGCAACGAGATACGCCCGATCACGCTGTCGTCCAATTCCCACATGGGCGGGTCAATGGCCTTCGCCCACGACTTGAACCGCATGTTCACCGCCTCGTTCAGCGAGCGCGTATCCGGCAGGGCGTTGTGCCCCGGCCCACGACCCAGGCGCTCCCCAGAGGTTTTGAGCCAGCGAGGAATGGCATACGGGTTGTCGTAGTAGAACCGGCTCCGCAACTCATGCTCGTCCGCGTACTCGATGTAGCGCGAGGCGAAGCCGCGAGGAAAGGACAGTCCAGCCTGCTCGTATCCGGTCGGCCAGACCGCGTGAACAATGTCGATGGGCTTCTCCGGCTGTGTCTGGAGGAGCGTGCGGCTCTTCTCACTCAACTTTTCAGCACCACCAAAGAAGGTTGCCGCCTCCGATACAGGAAGCGGGAACTTCCGCAGCACCGTATCCGCAAGCCCAAGCGGCCCCTCAAGAAACTCGAACTGCCCGTAAGGGACGGACTTGAAATGAAACCCGCGAAACCCATCCCGCCCATTCGGGGCGATCTCATCCTGGTAAAGACACGCGGTGCCGAATACGACGAGGTCCAGGTACACCTCATGCATTTCCGCGGAGAAGTTGGACTGCTGGAGGGAGCGGGTGATACGCTTCTCCACCTCCCACAGCCACTTCCGTACTTCAAGGTCATCGTTGAGCGCGGAGTCCTGCATGACGAGCGAGAACCACGGGAACGCGTCGGACGTAAACGTGCCGGACAGGGCGGCCGCGAGGTTGTCACTCTCCTGCAACGCGGTGCCGTCGAAGAGAAACGTCGTCTGCTTCGCCCCGGGCTGCCGCTGCGTAATCAAGTTGGTGCGGGTCGGCCGCATGTAATTCGCCAACTCCTGCCCGACCACGTATGCCGTGGCGGAGTCAGTGTGCAGCCGGTCAAAGAGTTTCTTCAACCCGCGAGGGGAGTAGTCAAGCGGCATGGCCTACCCGAGCAGGGTCTTTCGCGCGATGGTTCCGCCCCCGCCGAGAAAACTCTGTGGCGCGACGCCGGGGGTGCGACCCGCGGCCTGTGTACGACGCGCGGCGGCGGCTTCCTCTTTCGCCAATTGAATACGGACCGCCTCGGCGCGCTTTTCGCTTTCATCCCGCTGTTGTCCAATAAGCGCATCCTGCGCGTTCCTGGCAAGGTCTTGTTCAGCCGTGACCTTGCGCTCGTTTACCAAACCCTTCTCGTCAGCAACGAGGGTGTCGGAGCCAATGTTTCTCCCTTCGAGCGCATCCAAGCCGGTTATGAAAGGAGCCGTAACCGGGTTCATGTAAAGAATCGTTCGTAGTATTTTCACGGACCAACCTCCTGATACTTAAGTGGATTAAAGTCCGTCTCGCAGCGCAGGTTCTCCGGCTGCGGCCCCCACCCATCCTGACCATACGAGAGTGGGTTGAACGCTGTAATGCAGTGCATCGAGAACTTCTTCACCGGCATTTCCCGAATCACCAGCGCCAGCGTACGCAGCGCATCCGCCGCGTGTGACGACCAGTCATGCTCTGGTTTGAGCGCGTAACAGTGCTTGTCGTCATCCCACTTCTTGTGGTAAAAGGCGATGGCGTCGAAGCCGCTGTGCCCCGCATACTCCTGCTGATTACACGCGCGCTCGTTGAACCGTAAGCGGGAGAATATCTTCCGCACCGCCGCGATGCCGTCATCAATGTCCATCCGCGGGGCAACGCGAATCGGCTTGAGCCCGAGGTTACGCGCGATCTCGATGCGGGCCTTACCAGTACCAAGTTCGCGAGCCTCGATGTCGTGCGGCATCCAGTGTTCCGCGTACGCGTATTCCCGATCCTTCAACACCTTCGCGTAGTGGTCCAGCCCCTTCCCGCTCGCTTCGTAGAAGTCGATCATGCGAATCTCTTCGCCGATCAACTGGAAGAACCAGATCGCGGTGGCGTCGCCGATCCCAATATCCCACGCCGTATACACCGGAAGCTGCGACACCCACGGAAAGAATCCAACCCGGTCCTGCTTGTATACGAGGGCGATCTGCGGGCCATAGTAGGACCCCTGCGTGGCGCCGTCGAAGGAGCAGTAGTATTCCTGGTTCAGGAGGTCTTCGTCCATCCCCTCCAGGCGCTCTTCCTCAAGATCGTCCGCGGTGATGACCGGCTGCATGCGCTCCGCGTCCAGAAACGTGTCGTTCACGGTGAGCATGGACGAAAACCATGTTCCCGGCCGGCCCTTCGCCATCTTCCACAGACGGTATCCGTGGTTCCGTCCGCGTGGCGTGTACACGAACCACGCCCACCCGCCGTTCTCGCGCAGGACGGGACGCATCAGGTCGTACGCCTTGGGGTTTTGCAGGCTGTACTCGCTGAACACACAACCGAGCGGGTTGGTGCCGACCACGTGATCCATGTTATCCGTCCCGATAATCTGGATCGAGGACCCGTTCACGAGCGGGATACGCATCTCCGTCTCATTCGGCTTGCCGTCGATCAGTTCCTTCGGGATGTAGTCGAGGAAGCGAACCCCGTCCTTGGTGCGCCCTTCCCAAATAACCTTCCGCCCCTGCCCGTAGGTGGGGAAGAAGTAATAGTAGGCGCCAACACGCTTCATGGCCTGCACGGTGATGCCGTTCACCATCGTCAGGTCCTTCCCTGACCGCCGGTGCCACACCATCGCGCCGCGCTTGACCCCGTTCGCCATCGCCTTGAGGACGGGCCGCTGGTACCACCGCGGCTCGTACTTGAAGGAGGCGGTAAGTTCCTGGACGACCTCGCTCACGCGTGCCCCTCCAGCACGAACCCGCGCCAATCAACCGGGACCACGCGCTGGCACCGGATGCAGACGGCCGTGAGGCCACCGGTCACGAGGGGGGTGATGGGCCGCGCCAAATCCAGGTGCGGGCACAGGTCGCCAGGGCCGGCATAGGTGCTCACGAAATACCGCGCGTCGAACTCTACTGGCTGTTGCATAAAACACACACCCTGGTAACTTCAAAAAGTGGTGTCTGGGCCGGGTTGACCATACGCGACCCAATGGCTCGGTGTTTTTCCCCTACCCCCGGTCCGATGGGACCCATTTCGCCGGTGCTCGATGGGTCGCGCTTAGGCATCGGGCTATTGGTGAACAAGGGGCGCGAGGCGCGCTCCATTATAAGTGGCCACGCCGCCAAGCGGTGCGCTCGCTCAGTCGCTCGCGCGAGGCGGCTCGGACGAGGCAAGGTGCGGCTGTTGCCGCATCAATTACTGAATAAGGGGTCGCGGGAACCGCGAGCCATTGTATACCGGCAGCGGCGGTCCAGGCCGCCCGCCAGCAGCAGCGCCAATGTTACCTTTTGGTAACGCTATATGTAGTGGTGGGCGCGACGCCACCACACAATTTTAGCCCTTCCCGTTCCACTTGCTAAAAAAACCGCTGTAAGTACGCAGGATCATTACATTATCAAAATAGGGGTCTGGGACAGAATAACCCTTACACACCGCGGGCTTATGCGAAAACTACGTATGGAATCCCACCACCGTCAAAAGTGCGTGGGATTCTATACGTACTTATCTCCCAAGCCATTGAACCTAAAGCCAAATTCTGTCCCAACTCGTTTTGAAAACACCGCGCGTAACCCCGCGATTCTAATGTTCGCCCATTCTCAACTAGACGGCACGACATCTGCATCGTCGGCCAGGGGTACAACATCAATGACAGGGCGCATATCGGCAGTTGCCCACTCCGGCAACTCAAGCCGCACACGCACCGTCACACGCGCATCCGCCCGTGGTGCTTTTGCACCAACGAGGTCGGTCACATGCTCCGCCGCCCGTTGCCTAGCGCCGTTATCTGCTACCATCCTGATGTGCTCGTTACGAGTAAGCTGCCCGGCCGCATCCCGCGTCTCCGTCACGTACACGATGGCGCGCTCGGCATCTAGCAGGTTCTCGGTCACATTCACGGCCTTCGACAATAGGCCGGCCTGGCGATCCAGGGTGAGCCCGCTTGCCTCAAGTAGCTGTTCCCTTAGGTCGAGCGGCGCGCCCACGCTGCCAGCACGTCGAGGGTGCGGTACGACGGCTTTGTCGGTCACGGGGGAAAATCCTCTCTTGAAGCGAGACGATCTCGCTGGGGAAAAAGATGCGGACGCGGCGCAGAGCCCCGCGTTCAAGATACGTGCGATAGCGCGGCGCGGGCAGCGTGGCCTTGTTGCGGTAGAGCCACTGCTTGAACCCCGCGGGAGACATGGCGACATAATGCGCCGCATTTGACATGTCTATCGGCATTTCAAGGGGGCGTTGTCCGTCCGGCAGCATCGCGGTACATTATATGCCTTGCACGCCGGGCAATGTGTAAGGGGGCGGAATATAAGGTGAAAATAGTTGTAAATAAGTGTTGACATTTTTATCCAAAGTGGTAGAATAAGAGCGCGGGAAATTATCCCACAACAAATCAATAGGAGAAAAGGGGGGAAAAATGAGAACATGTCCACGCTGCGGAAGCGCGCTGATCCACGTGCTCGGCGATTTCTTCGCCTTCTGTGCGGGGTGTGCGCGGTGGTTTTCACTTGGGCCGATTGTCTAATAAGGAGGGGAACGCCATAAAAAATGCACAGCGTGTCCGGCGTGCTACGCATGCCCTGGCACCATACCGCACCTACGACATCGACAAGCAGGCAAACTGTGTTGACTTGGTCGCGGATGTTCTTCACTACGCAGAAGCCAGAGGGCTTGCAGTCGGGGATATTCTGCGGGTAGCCTATGCCCATTACCAGGAGGAGGGAGGAATACAATGACCACGACACCGAGACAGTGGAGGGTAGTGCGGGCGTTTCAAGACAACGGGCCTATCTATTGGCTCATTTTTGGGAGGAAAAAGACTTTCGAGGCAGACCCCATTGCTAAGTGTGACAATCGGAAGGATGCTGAAAGAATCGTCCGTGAGCACAACGCGCACGACCCGATGCGAGACGCCATAGAAAAACTGCTGAACTGCGCCCTGTCTATCGGGGACGGGGAGTACGATATTCCCGTTAAGGTTTATAAAAACCTGCAAGCCGCCCTCGCGCTGGCGAAGGAAGAGAGGTAAACAATGGACTTCAACCGCCCATACATCACCCGCAAGCTGCACACGCCAGCGGTGGAATACACGACGCGCACACATCATTTCCCTGGACGGTGTTATAACGATGTTGTGCATGAGCGGTGCCTCGCTATCGTGCCCGATCCGGCGGGGGGCTGTGCGCGGTGTGTTCAGCAGGATGCAAGAGCGCGGGAGAGGCTACAAACATTTCTAGCCGAACGGAAGGGGGAAAGGCCATGATAAACACGGTGTGCGATGTTCGCGTCGAGCATCTTGGATCCATTGTGCTATTCCACGCGAACAGCGTAAAGGCGGAAGAGTGGCTGGTAGAAAACGTGGAAGACGGGCTTGGGCTTCGCTGTGGCCACGCGCTGGTATTCGCGGCCCGCGCCGCCGAGGCGATCATAGAAGGGCTCCGCGCAGAGGGGTTTGAGGTGAGCGCATGACAAAAAAACACTTCATTGCTTTGGCCGACGCGGTCAAGGCCCACAACGCTTCCGGCGGAATGAAGGGCGATAGGCCGTTCACCCCAGACCACTTGAATACCCTGGCGCGTTTTTGTAACGCGCAGAATCCAAGCTTCAAATTTAGCCGGTGGATCGGCTACGTGCGTGGCGAGAACGGCCCGAACGGCGGCAAAATAAAAGGAGGGAAGCAGGCGTGAGAAGCCCAAAGAACATCGAGCAGGACATTGCGGAGTACGCGGGACGGCAACATGGAATAGGCGTTGCAATCAACATCGTACTCGCCCGCTTTGCCGGCCGGCAGGTGGAGGCAATAGCCCGTGCGCTATTTGACCTCCACGCGTACTATGGCGGGCAGGAGGCGGACTTCCGCCGAGAGTTGTCGGATGCTATTGTCAAGGAATTGTCAACAAACGAAAAGGGGGAAAGTCAACCATGCGACTAAAGCAGGAGCACAACAATATAGCACACTTCAAAGCCGGGGCGTGGATGGAAAATCTAATGCAAGCCGTCTACGACTTCGTAGAGTCCCGACAGCATGAGTCGTACTGGCAACTTGACACGTCGCTGTCGGGCGGCCCGCAAACCGTGGGCGAGGTGTACGACAGTGTGCTGGGAATCGCTCGGATTGCCCTTTCAGAGATAGGAGTAAATAAAGTGGATCACCGCTTTTTGACTCCCGCGCTCAAAGGGGTTGGGAGGAAAAAGTGACTTCGTCACAGACGCGCGATGTGCTTGCCCGTTTCGAGCGCGCCGCTCGCGCAGACGATTTTGAATACACGCAGCGGTTGTTTTACAAGTATGCACGTGCCTACCCGGCGTTGAAGGCAGAGTTCGTTGCGATTCTGGAAAAGATCGGCAAGGAACGGCGAGGCGAGGGGGGCTTCTCCAAATGACCGCTGGCACCTTTACGTGCATGGTTGTCGGGATCATTATTGGTGCGCTTCTGTCCGCCCTGGTGCGGGGCTATGGGCGGCGCGCATCTACACCGAAAACTGAAAAGGGAGGGAGACACGATGGGCCATGTATACTTGAGCAACGAGATCGACACTATACCCGCTGAGACGATGACGGAGCGGGACGTTTACGCAGCGACGCAGCAGTGTCACCGTGGGCAGTGTGTGTACTGCCTTACGCATAACAGTCTTGAACGCGAAGAGGATACCGTTGTGCATGAGCAGCGCTTTGACCCGTACTCTGACGAGTACGTGATTGTCGAAAAGGTGCTCTACACAGGCCGGTATGAATGCAAGTTTTGCCATCGGCTTCAACCCGCGAAGGAGGGTTAATCATGCGAACGGGAGCAGACCTTATATCGTTCCAGAATCGCGCCGTGGTGCGGGCGTACCGGGAGTACCTGGATCGGCATGACTACACCAAGGCGCGCGCCGTTCGCGCCGCAAACCCCGACTTGGTGCCGCTGCTGGACGCGGAGCAACGGCGTTACAACGCACAGGAGGCCGCATACGCCGAGGCGAGGGAAAGGGAGGGCACCCGTGGCGAGTAAAAACCTCATAAAAGGGGAGCATCTTTACCCTGCCGAGATTGCCGCGGGTGGCGTGTGCCGCGCCTGCGGCTCGATCCGCGTGTTTCGCGGACGGCGCGAGGGCTACGTGTACCTATGCGGCAGCACGATCCGCCGGAAGCGCGGGGCTCCGGCGCGCTGCAAGGAGATCGCCACCTGCACACGCTCACTTTTGAAGGTGCTAGGATGACCCGCGACGCCTTCAAGCGGGAGTTCTTGAAGTATCAGCCGGGGTTCGTCAAGCTGGCGCACGACTACGTGCATGATTGGGAAAAGGCCCAGGACGCCGTGATGGATACGGCGGAGCATTTGTGCACCCGGCTGGCCGCGTATGATCCTGAACGCGCCACGTTCCGCACGTGGTTTTCCGCTGCCGTGAAGCGCCAGTGCCTCATGTGCTTGCGCTCCGAGCGGCGGGAAGCGGCAGCCGTGGATCGCTCGCGCAAGCTGGGAAGCGGCCACTGGATCACGCGCACGGCAGACACTACCCTCGTTGAGTCGGGTGGTATGGTGCTGGACGTAAAAAACGCGCTCGCCAAGTTTTCACCCGACGAGCGCGCCTTGCTGGAAGAGGTATTAGGAGACGGCGTCGAGGTGGATACGCGGCTCACGTCGGCCTTTGGGCAAGTAGTGCAACGTGCCGCGACGCGGCGCGGGGTTACGGCTCGCTCGTTGCTGGTCCAGGTACTTCCTCTGGTAGCGCGGCTTCGAGAGGCGCTTGCTCCGTATGACAACACACATGCGTTGCCAGGAAGCGGTAGTACGCAGAGCGTGTGATGCCGTGTTGCTTTTCCGCGATGCTGGCAATTTGACTGTGCGTAAGGGCGGGGTACTGGTCACACAGTCCGGCCAGTGCCTCGCTCTTTTCCAGGTCGGGGAAGGTGAATAAGCCGTTCCGTTGCCGGACTGCCTCTCCGTCTATCTCCTCCGCAAAGCGCGGGATAATCCACAAGTGGTGATTGTGTAAGAGCCACAGCGCGTCTACCGCGCCAGCGATGTAGGATGATCCGCGTGCGAGGTTGATGATCCGCACACTGTCGAAGTCCTTTGGGATTTTCGGGGTGTGATGCACGATCAGTACGGCATAGTCCCCCAGCAATTCCTTCAAGGCGCTGAACACCTTTTTCATCTGGGTAGAGGAGTCCTCGTCGCTGTTGTGTATCTCTCGCAACACGTCGATCACTACAAGCTGCGGCTTGCACGACAGCGCCTCTTTCCACCACGCTCGCACGGCAGGGTCAAGCACGTTCATGACGCGCATGTTGTCGTCGGGGTGTGGCATGATGACAGGGCCGGACAGGTCAAACTTAGCCCGCTTTAGTTTCTGGAAGCGGTTGCGCCAGACAAGCTCTGAGGTGTCGAATTGGAGGTAGAGGACGGGGCCGGGACGGGTGACGGGGCGGCCAAGAACGGTGGTGCCACGGGCGACGGCGTAGGCGACTTGCAGTGCGAGGAAGGACTTACCGGCTTTCGGTTCTCCAAGTAGTAGGACTGTGCTGGGCTTTGGAATGTGCTCCGGCACGATCCAGTCTATCTCTGGTCGCGGGAGCGCGAGGTATTGCTCCACGTTGAGAAGACGCAGCCGTGCACCTCCTGGTAAAGGCCAGACACGGCAAAAACCGTGCCCGGCCTTATATGCCATTTGGCGGTGTGTCTTTATTACCACGGCGTTACCGAAAGGTAACGTGTGTAAAAAGCTGCGGTTCCTTGTGGCATATAAGCGCCGGCGCGACGTTCCGTAAGGGCCAGCGTTAGCGGTCTGGAACCGGCGCCTCATTATATAGCTGTGGGAGGTGCGATGCGTGGCAGTTGAGTTCAGCCCTTCACAGACTGCAAACTGGTCTCGGTGCCCGGTACTGTGGCGGTTGCAGAATGTGGAGAAGTGGACGACGCGGTCAATAGGGGCGAAGGAAATATCGGCGCTGTGCGGGAACGTCTTCGGGCGTGGCATGGAGATATACAATAAACATGCCATGCGGGAGGGGTTTGACCGGGTCAAGCATGACGAGGCGTTCGCGAAGCGGGTCCTTGACGATGCTGTCGAGGTGGCACGGGCCTACGGGGACGAGGAGGCAAAGAAGCTGCTCGACCTGGGGTATACGGTTGATGACCCGGATGGGGCAGATGCGAAGATCGACATTACGATCAAGGCGCTGAGGCGGCACATCCCGCTTGAACCCACCCCCGAGGATTGGATTGTGCTGGGTGCCGAGGTCGTGTCGAAGGAGCATGGGTGGTGCCGGTGTGACGTGCTCTACCAAACGCCGCAAGGGCACCGTGTTGTGCGGGACTACAAGTTCAAGTTGAAGCTGGACCCCGATTATAGGGCTTCCACGCTGGAAGAATATGGAGAGAGCACGCAGCGGAATCATTACCTGTACGCGTACGACGCGCAGGTATTCGAGGTGGCCCTCGTAGTGGCCGCTCCGTGGTACACCCCCCTGATCCCGTTTTCCCGAGACGAGGCACGGCTGGCATCGTGGGTCGCTTCACAGAAGGAGAAGTGGGCGCACATGGAGCGTATGAAGGACGGGCGGGAGGCCGTATGGGAGGCGGATGTGCATCGGGACAAGTTTGGGAAGTGTCCGATGTACGATGCGTGCCTTGTGTACAATCGGGACCCGGAGCGGATGCGGCTTGGTGGGTATATTCAGATAGGAAGGAGGTAAGGATGAAGTTCGAGATCGACGAGAGCGTGCTTATCATTTTCGTGATCGGCTACGTGATCCTTCGCATCGTGCTCGGCGTGTGGGGACACTAAATGCCGTTCAAGAAGTTCGTGGGGGAGGAGGAGTGGAGCCGTCGGGCCAGCCGGGTCCTGCTCTCGGGTCCGCCGAATAGTGGCAAAACGACCTCCCTGCTTACTTTTCCACGCCCGATGGCGTACGTGGCCTTCCCGGGTGAAGACGGCGCGTCGTCGGTACCCACCAACCTGCCGGACGTGTCCGCGTACGTGTTCGAGAAGAAGGACTTCTCGAAGGACGACTATACTGGGACCCTCGCAGAGGTCAAGACGTTCTGTCTGGACCTACTCGCGGGGAAGTTCGGTCAATATAAGACCTTCGCGTTTGACGGCCTGCACAAGTTGTACGGGCTCTTCCTCGCTGCACAGACGAGCGGCGACAGCGAACGCGGGGAGGACTTTGACGCGAAGGAGTACGGGAAGACCCACAAGGCGTTCTTCCGCTTCCTCGCACAGATCAAGGCGTCCCCGGCAGAGGTCATCGCGTTTACCGTGTGGGACGGGCGCGAGAAAGACGATCCTGAGGCGAAAGGGAGGGATGCGGTCACACATATCTTCCCGGAACTTCCCGGCGCTGCGGCGAAGTTAATCATGGGAGAGTTCAGTGTGGTGCTCTACGCCACCAAGACCGGGGTGGGGGAGGGCACCGAGTACCAGTGGCTTACACGCCCGCTCGGTAAAGTGTGGGGCTGCGGTATCAAGGCTCCGGTGGAGCTAACCAAAAACATCCCGACAAGGCTCGACAAACAGGACTGGCGATTGCTGGAGCCGCTGTTGAAGGGGCAGGGGCCGGTTAAACAACCTGTGCAAGGAGGCGCGAAGTGATCGACGTGGACGAAACGACCGAGATTTTCGACGAAGCGATGACTCAAGAGGATGCTAAGGAAGCATCCGAAGGCAACCTCGTTCCGAAGGGTAAGTGGCCTGGGCAGGTCATTGACTGGACCCGCAAGGTTGTCCAGACGGAGAACGGGGATCATGCGCTGGAGGGGCTGGGCGTCTACCGCGTGCACGTGGAGGTCCAGACTGACGAAGGGGCGAAGCACTACTTCATCGACGCGTGCCCGAAAACCGTGAAGGCCACGTCGAGGAAGGGCGGCACCTACATGCGCGCGGAGAGCGAGGCCGCGGCTTCGTTCTATCAGGCGACGAAGTTCTACGGGAAGCCGTTCGCCGAGGTGCTGGCATACGCGCAGGAGCACATCCTGATCTACCAGATCGGGATCAAAAAGGCCACCGACGACTACAAGGCGGCCAATACCCTGCGTGGTATCACGTCTCCCAAGGAAGGCTGAACCACATGGCGGCGCAACGCCCGAATGCGGCACGCGCCGAACGCGTTCTCGACGCCGTCCTTACACGATTGGATCAGGCGCCGGGTTTTCAGCGGTTCCTTGCAGCGCAAGGGGAGCAGGGGGAACTGGACTTGCTCATCGAGCTACAGTCCAGTGTTGAGAGGGTGCTCGACGGGGGGTAGGATGGCGCTGTTGCCGAAGCCAGCCGCGTGCGTGGGGTGTCCGTTGTATGGGAGCGGGGTAGGCTATGTACCCGACCGCCCTGTGCCGGACGCTGAGTTGGTCCTCGTGACTCAAAATCCCGGTTCTGACGAGGAGGCCGGCCGGCGCGTGACAGGGTACACAGGCAAGAACGCAATCACCATTCCGAGTGACCAGCAACCCTTGATCGGGAAGACCGGATTGGAATGGGAGACGGCATATCTCCCCCAATCCGGCTTCTCCCGAGAGCAAGTGTCCCTGCATAATATATTGAAGTGTCGCGTGGAGGTGGGGGGGCACAGGACGAACGACTGGCCCGAGCCCGACGTGGCCGAAGCGGCGGTGGCCCACTGTACCCGCGCGCACCTTCGCATCCCGGAGAAGGCCAAGCTGATCGTCGCGATGGGCGACCACGCATGGGAGTATTTTCAGGGGCCGCAGTACCCGATCACCAAGTGGCGGGGGTACATTGGCCCCCACAAGTTTCGCGGCGTGCCCGTGTTCGGCGTGCAGCACACGGCCGCGCTTTTTCGTGAGCTGAGAATGAGGTTGGCTGCGCGCAGTGATTGGCGCCGCATCGGGCGGTGGTTCGCGGGACAATGGCCACGCCCCTTCCTCCGGCCAACGGT